ATGTGATGGCGGCAACGCTCATGCAATGCTATCGAGCAATGAATGAAATCAAAACCCAAATCTATGAAATTACAGGTATTAGTGACATTATTCGGGGACAAGGACAAGCCTCAGAAACCGCTACGGCACAACAGATTAAGGGTCAGTATGCAGGACTGCGCTTGCGCTCGATGCAAGAAGATGTTGCCTTGTTTGCGAGTGAGCTATTTCAGTTAAAAGCCCAAGTTATTTGCACTAAGTTTCAGCCTACCACGATCCTTATGTACGCTGCCGCACAAGGTATGCAACCGGCAGATCAAGCACTAATCCCGCAGGCGTTACAGTTAATCCAAGACAAACCTTTACGTTCGTTCCGCATCCAAGTGGATTCAGATAGCCTAGTGCAAATCGACGAGAATCAAAACAAACGTGAGCGAGTTGAGTTCTTGCAAGCAATGGGTGGGTTCTTGACGCAAGCGTTGCCAATGGGTCAACAAGCGCCAGAGTTAGTGCCTATGCTGATCGAACTGGTCAAGTTTGGCGTTGGGGCATACAAGAAAGCCGCACCGATTGAGGGTACGATTGACCAAGCGATGCAAGAATTGCAGATGAAACAACAACAAATGGCGGCAAATCCCACTCCACCACCACCTGATCCTGAGATGATGAAACTGCAAGCGCAAGCCCAAACGGAACAAATGCGGATGCAAGCCACGGCGCAAGCAGATCAAATGCGAGTGCAGGCAGATGGGCAGATTGCTCAAGCTAAAGCACAGGCTGAAATGCAAATTGCACAAATGAAGATGCAAGCAGATGCAGCACTTGAGGCGCAAAAGTACGAGCATATGCAAGCTATGAAACAAGCCGAACTAGATCACGCTGAACGTTTAGAACGTTGGAAGGTCGAACTTGAGCAAGCCACCAAGATAACGGTAGCTCGAATTGGTGCTAACCCAGGCGTTGACATTCCATTGCTTGAAGCACAAGAGGCTGCAAGTCAAAAAGTCACAAGAGAATTAGGCGATAATTTGGCAATGGCAATGGGCAAAATGCACGAATTGCATAGCAACATGGCAGATATGGTCGCTCAAGCAATGAACCGCATTGATGGCGCTGTGGGTGTGATGGCAGCACCTAAACGCATCATTCGTGGCAAAGATGGTAAAGCAATTGGCGTGGAGGTCGTTCAATAATGGCACTCGTTCTTGCGGATCGTGTTCAGGAAACTAGCACCACAACAGGTACAGGCACGTTAACGCTTGCTGGCGCTAGTTCTGGTTATCAAACTTTTAGCGCAGGGATCGGCAACGGCAATACTTGCTATTACACAATCCAAAGCGACACAGGCGCATGGGAAGTCGGTATCGGTACGGTGGGGGCGGGAACGCTTGCTCGTACTACGCTAATTTCATCATCTACAGGCAGCAAAATTGCATTTAGTGGCACATTGACCGTGTTTGTTACTTATCCTGCTGAAAAAGCAGTTTATAGCGACAGTACGACAATTGTTGCGCCTAGCGGTGCTTTGTTGCCAGTAACAAATGGCGGCACAGGCGCATCTACAGCAGCGGCAGCGTTGACTAGCTTGGGTGCGTACCCTGCATCAAATCCATCAGGATATGGAACTGGCACAATTACTGCGGTAACGGGAACAGCGCCTGTTGTATCGTCAGGAGGCACAACGCCAGCGATTTCAATGGCAGCGGCAACCGCATCGGTTAACGGGTACTTAACGTCTACTGATTGGTCTACGTTTAATTCCAAAGGCGCAGGAACGGTTACTTCGGTAACAGCCACAGCACCAGTTACATCTACTGGTGGCGCAACGCCAGTCATAGCAATGCCTGCTGCTACAACTTCGGTAAATGGTTATCTAACTTCAACAGATTGGACAACTTTTAATAACAAAATTAATGCTTCGGCAGGTTCTGTTATTTCATCGTACATTGCATCTGGCGCAGTTGGTACAACTCAATTGGCATCGGCATCAGTCACGCCTGCAATATTGAGTCAACCATTTACTTCTGGCACAGCAGTTGCATCAACATCTGGGACAAGCATTAGTTTTACTGGAATACCTAGTTGGGCAAAACGCATAACTTTAATGTTTAATGGTGTAAGCCTTAGTGGTTTGTCGGCTTATTTAGTGCAAATTGGCTCAGGTTCTACAACTACATCTGGCTATGTAAGTATGTCTGGCTATACAGCCGCATCGCTTACATCAACAGCAGGGTTTGTTATTTTTGATGGTGCTGCGTCAAATACTCATTCAGGAATACTTACAATTTGTTTAATTTCTGCTAACAATTATGTTTCTTCTCATAATTTTGGTGTTGGTACAGTATTTGTAAGTGGCGGCGGTAATTCTCCTGCTTTGAGCGGCGCATTAGATAGAGTCGTTATCACTACAGTAAATGGTACAGATACTTTTGATGCCGGCACAATTAACATTTTGTATGAATAAAACATAGGATATTGATGTAATGTTTGGGTTTTCTACCTTTGCTGCGTTGCCATTTGCGGCTATTCCATCTGTAATTATTCCTCCAATAATTATAGAAATAGATACGCACGATGGCGGCAAACGTAAAAAACAAGAAGAAGAACACCGCAAGGCAGAGGCAGCAAAAGCAAAATCAAGGCGTGATGAGGTATTAAAGTTATTTGAACGCATTGTTGAGGGCAAGCCCGAATTAGCAGAGGAAATTGCTGAACCGTTTGTCATTACGCAAGCCACAATCCAAGCGCCAGCAGTTATTGATTACGATGCCATGCTTGCAAGTTTTGACAGAGTTGAACAGATTTACAACGTTTATCTTGAAATGGACGATGAGGACGTTTTGTTACTAATATGAAGAAAACTTACATATACGTTAATGGTGAACTGGTTGAGAAAGGCTCAAAAGAGCATTACGAGAGCCTCGGCCCAATGGTGATGCCAGACATTCAACCTTACAAATCTATGATCGACGGTTCAATGATTACGAGCCGTTCGGTGCATCGTGATCATCTTAGGCAACACAATTGCATTGAAGTGGGCAACGAAAAGATGGAAACAAAATTGCCACCGCCAAAAGATACACGGCGGGAAGTTATGCGGCAACAACTGGGCAACATGACACATAAGCAAGCAAATCAGATTCTTTCACAACTACGCCGTAAATTTACCTAAAGGGGTATGAATGGACAATACTGAACAGCCAGATCGTCGAGAATTACTGTCACAGCAGTTTGACGAGGTTCAGAATGAAACACCCGTTGAGGCAGTCAGGACTCAGCCCGAACCCGATCTTGAGCCACCGCCAGAACCACCCGTTTGGGAAAGACCGCCAGCATCGTGGAAAAAGGACTATCACGAAGCTTGGACAACCGCTGATCCAAAGCTAAAAGAATACGCTTGGAAACGTGAAGAAGAAATGAAAGCAGGGGTTCAGCCTTTGCTGTCAAAAGCCCAGTTTGCCGATCAAATGCAACAGGCGATTGAGCCTTATATGCAGAATATTCGTGGGCTTGGCATTGAAGCACCGCAGGCGGTAAAAGCCTTGATGGAAGCTGATAATGTATTGCGCCACGGCTCACCACAACAAAAACAAGCCTATTTTGCACAACTAGCCCAACAATACGGCATCAATATGGGCGATGTGCAGATGCAACCTACTGATCCCAATTTTTACGCCATTCAAAACGAGCTTGCACAAGTCCGTGGCGAGGTGTTAAATTGGAAGCAACAGCAGGAAGCAGCACAGAATCAAGCACTTTTGAACGAAATTAATGAATTTCAGACAAAAGCAGAATATTTTGAGGAAGCACGTCCAACAATGATCCAACTGCTTAACAGCGGTGTGGCGAAGGACTTGGATGATGCGTATCAAAAGGCAATACGCCTAGATAACGACCTGTTTACGAAACATCAGCAAGCCTCACAGGGCGCAGCAGATGCAGCGAAACGGGAACAATCGAACAGGGCAGCGAAAGCGGCTCGGGCGGCAGCGGTCAGCGTTAAAAGTTCCACACCAGGGGCGGCAACGAGTACCAAAGCGCAAGATAGGCGTTCATTATTGTTAG